GTCGTTAGGCTTCTTGTACTTTGTGCCATCCTTCTTGATCTTGTACGTCTTACCTGTACCGTTACAGTCAGGGCAGTGTAGTGCTACAGTCTTGAGCATCTGCTTGCTGTTAGCTTCTACAATATCTTTGTGGTCTTGCGGTGTCTTAGCGTAGTCAAACAAGTCAGACCATTCTCTCTTGTTATTTATTCTACGGCTAAAGATAACCTGGGATAGTTGCTCTGGTGAGTTAAGGTTTATGGGCGTTGCTCCCATGAGTGTTCGCACTTGTCCATACAGACGCTCTTCGATGGTAGACTTCTCTTGCTCGAACTCAGTTCGGACATGTTCGAGGGCGCTTTGATCCACCCTGATGCCTGACATGTACATTCGAGCGAGGGTTTTACAGGTGCGGAAGGTAATGTCTCTGATTTTATGTAAGGACGTGCTGGAAGGATCATTGAAGTCTGCTTCTGCGGCTTTGTACAACTCGCCAGTAGTCCGTAAGTCAAGATCAAGATAGTGGCTAAGCTCAGCCAAAGGTATCTCATTAGTGTTGTATCCTTTCTTGTAATACTTCTTTAAGGTATCATCCTTCTGGTACTGCAACTCTCTACGCAATGCACACTGCTCTAAGCTCAGCGCTTCCTTCTGTCCACGCTGCAAGATATACTCAGCCAGCATGGTATCGTAGATGTCACCGTCATACTTGAAACCTGTAGCCCACAACCACGATAAGTCGTATTGTAAGTTGTGACCTATAAGTAGGGTTGTAGAGTCTAACCATCTCTGTAGTTGGTATTTATTTTTCATAGTGTCGTTACGCTCTGAGTGATCAAAGCAAAGCAGATTCTTATCGCCTGTCTCTAAGCACAGTACACCTACTTCCGTGAGGGTATTGGTAGGTTCAAACGGATCGTTAAAGATCTTACCGTTACGTAATGTTATACTGTTCTCTACGTCTAATACTCTTCTCATCTATGCTCCATATCTAGAACGTTCACCGTCTAAGGTACACGTTACTTTACCGTGCCACCCACCACGTAGCTTATTCTTAGCTATGTTCAAGTGACGTACATTGTCTTGCTCGTCTTGTCCTTCTATCTGTTGAGGGTTCTTAGAGATCAACACCATTAGGTCAGCCTCTGCTGCTTTACCTGTCTTACTACCTTCCATCATTGATTGATCCACGAACACCTTACCTTCAGCTACAGCGCTTAACTGTGACATCCATATGATAGCACAACCATACTGCTTAGATATATTCCTAGCATGGATAGCTGCATCTTTCAAGTACACGTCAGCTTTATCTGAGTTACGTGTTGCAAACTTGTCACCCATATCCAGCACTAAGATGTCAGGCTGGTAAGCTTTTGTAAGAGCCTCAACCCAGTTCATGTCTTTACCTGTGCTGTCATAGATCTTGATGTTATCGTGTACAGGTTTGTATCTATTGGACGCTAACGCATAGTTACCTTTCACTTCTTCCATTGACATGTCTGTAGCTGCACTAAGATACCTAGCACCTACACGCTCATAACTTTCTTCGTTACACAACACGATACACTTAGCACCCTGCCTAGCGAAGCCACCCTCAGAGGCGATAAGAGAGGCGTGGAAGCTGGTCTTACCTGTGTTAGGACGTGCGCCTACAATAACTAAGTGACCACCACTTATACCCTCGACACGCTGCTTGAGTGACGGGATGTTAAACTTCCACTTAGACTGGATGTCGTTAGCTTGAAGTAAGTTATCAATAGAGATGTCACCCCAGTCAACCTTTAAGTTAGGCATGAAGTCATCCTGGTAGTCAGACAATATCTTACGCATAGGTTCCAGCGTACTCTCTGTACCGTTCACGTAGTCAAAGCCTAGCTTAGCTACCTCTTCACCTACTACCTGCTGGAATAACTTAGACAGCACTTCCTGTGCAATGTCACGAGCCATAGGTTTCTCACTGTGTATCTTCTTGAAGAGATCCTTGTACATATCTTTGTTGGATGTAGTAAGAACGTTACGTGCAAAGAACAGCGCCTCAAGTTCAGATGGACTAACACTCTTTTCGTACTGCTCCATAGCGTAGTCTAAGGTACGCTTGATCTTTCGTACATCTTTAGTGAATAACTTATCAGGGGTACGGATACCTTTATGGTCTTCATAAAAGTCCTTGTCCATCAAAGTTCTAATCAGTGCTAACTCCATTAGCTTTGTACCTTTCCATTGCTCTCTTCCGTTCATCATCATCAAACTCTCGTATGTTATTCTTTAGGTCTGATAACTCTTTGTCTTTCTTTCTTAACTGCTTTGACAGTAAATCATTTTCTTTCTTTAGTTGTTTGATCTCCCATCTCATATCTTCTATTGTTCCAACCATGCTCATGGTACTACTCCTCTTCTAAACAAAAGCCACACATGTCACTCTGCGCTGGGCCACCACAGCTTACACATTTCTGCCACTTCTCACTTTCCAAGCCTCTCTTTACTAATGTCACAAAGCCTACGTCAAAGATAGCCATGAATGTATCAGGGTCACACTCTACTTGTAGTGTAGCACTACCGTCCTCGTGTTCTTCTATGTCAGTTACTTTTATTATATCACTCATCATTCACTCCTATACATGGTAGCAAGATAGATAACTTACAGTACTTAGGGTATTCGTCATACGTCATAGCTATCAACACAGGTGGCGCAGCTATCAGTAAAGCTACTATAGCTGACGCCTTGATTGCACCGTTAATATTACCTCTCATTACCTTTGCCCCTTTGCTAATGCCATCCACGATACAGGAAACAACTTGTGCATCTGTATGCTAATCTTATTGGCTACCTCTTGTGTCTCTGCTTGTGTGTCAGGCGCACAACGAAGCTTACACATATCAGCAAAGGCATCCAAGCTACCTGACCAGTACCACTCAGTCATCATACTCTGAGGCAGTACCATACGTGCTTGCTCTGGACAAATACCTTCATCAAGCAATTCTTTATAGGTATCAAGACAAGCTGTATAGCAATAACCAACCGATATATCTGTATCTTCATCATACCACTCGCCACTACTACCTTGCTTCTTATCCTCACTACGTCCACGCCAAGATCTAGGCATATAAAACTCAGGCTCACTGTCCACATACCTACGACTAATCTCATTCCAGCGTAAAAACTTATGCTTGACTAACTGTCTAGCTACAAAGACTGGTGCCTTGATGTGGAAGCTGGCAAAGCAATGCCCGAATGGGCTGATGTGTTTATGCTTGGCTAAGTATTGTATAAGCTTCCTATCTTTTGTTTTAAGGTGCTGCTTAAAGCTGTAAGCATCTGACTCTTCGTAATCCCATTCAGTCTCTTTACCGAATGAAACACGGGCAGCGTTACAAACTGTAAGGTCATTACCCATGTGTCCTTTGTATGTTACTTCAATCATTTACTAACTCCGTTATCCTAACTTTAACTGGCTGTAGCATACCATTACCCTTTTCCCAATGTCTATAGCCAATAACATTGACATTCTTTGGAGACTGTTTACGTTTCCACAAAGACCTCCCAAACTTAGTCATGATCAACTCATCCTTTTCAACATCTTTGATAGCCCACATCTCCACTTCAATCAAGTGTCACCTCCCGTAGCACCTCAAGTGCTTGCTCTTCAGTTAGCTTAAACCATTCACCTTTACGTTCACCCTTACGCTCAGCTACCTTGTGTGCGTCACGCTCAGCCTTGTTACGATCATCAAAGTAAACTGAATGGATCAACTCATAGTCACGCATAGGTGAGCTTGTTTGGTAGCCGTTAAGTCTATCCTCTGCGTCTACTGCCTTGCCTATCTTAATCCAGTCAGGCCATGCCTTGTTGCGGATAGCGTACACGTAACCCTCAAGGATCTGCTTGTCCTTCTGCAGAGCGCTAAACGCTGCGTCACCAAAAGATTTGTAACGTCCTGGTTTATACAACGGGTGTGACTGTGGGATGTACTTACCGTTTACCCACATACGATTCTTGTTGCTACCTTCATTGTACTTATCGTGGCAATCTTTACATTGCTTTCTGCCGTACTTCTTCCACCCTGCTTGCCAGTTGTCATCAGTAAGTTCAACACCACAACTTTTACAGCTTGTCATCACTTGCATGGTAAAATAATCTCTAACCTCCAACATCCATGTCTCCTTTATGTTTCTCTTTCCGTTTAGGTTTAGGTTTCTTCTTATTAGGTACAACCTGCTGTCTATACTTAGGTTGACGTAAGTCCCTAGCCATAGGGTTCTGCTTGTTTATCGGCTCCTTTTGTTTCATTGTCTACTAAACTCCTTAGCTTAGCCATGTCTGCTGTGCGTTCATACTTGATGTCATCCTCTAAGTGTAACGCCTTAGTAGGTAGACCAGTCCATAGTTCAACTTCACGTTTATACTTTAACGTTTTATCTACAGCGTCAGGATCAAGTGCAACTATAACAGCTTGCGCATTGTCACTTATAGCTTGTGTTTGCTTAGCTGTCAAGCTAGTACCAAGTATAGCGAACCCTGTCGTGCCAGGTAGTTTCTTAGCTACAGTGATAGCACTAATAACATCCTCGACTAATACGTATACACCATTGGGTATACCCGTACTCCTTCTGTAGTACTCAGCAGTACCGCCATACCTGTACCACTTAGGCACAGCACCATCTAATGCACGTCCGATAGCATCAATGACTATACCTTTGTGCCATATAGGGAACACGGCACGTCTATCTTTGATGTCGTACAGTAAGTTCTCGTGACGTAGTAACTCCCAGCGTGACACGAACCTACGTAAGTGTCCGTCAGTTGCATCCGCTGCGTTAACTACATACTCAGGGTAAACAAAGCGCTCTAACTCATTGTTATCCTTGAATGTTTCTACTAATGGTTTCACGAAATAGTTCTCCATTTCTGCTCGTGTCATGCCAGTTGATACTGCACCCTTCAAGCCACACGATAAGCTGTAACAGTTGTACATAATCTTACCGTCTTTCTTAGTAGCAGTGAAGGTGTTACTCTTACCGCACTGAGGACAAGCCTTACGTATGGATTGACCTTCAGCTAAGTCTAAGTCTTCTGTGTACTTATTGCTGTTAGTCATTCATCCTTATCCTCTTGAGCTTTTACATTATCCCAGTACTCTTTGTCCTGTTCTACTGTGGTATAATAAGTATTCATAAAATGCTCAATACCTTCTGAGTGATAGTGCTTTTTTCTTTTATCGCTGCCCCACCTACCTGTAGTATAGTAGTAAGCGTAACGGGAAGAGTACATACTAGCAGGATCTTTTTCTTTATATATAAAGATTAAAGCCTGTTGCTCCCGTACAAAGTAAGCTATTTCCTTTTTATCTAGGAAGTCTTTCACATATTCTAAAGTCTCATTAGTATACTTCCTAAACTTAGGTTCTCCTTTTGAGTTCTTACCTACGTAAGTCCAACCATTGTTTCTCTCTTCTTCAAACGTTTTTTCTACCATCACTCCTTATCCTTCTTGAACGCACTGCGCTGGGCTAACGCTTCTGAAGCACCAGTATACGTGTGTCTGATGTAAGGTGTCAAGCTGTTTATGCCAGTGTGACCTGATACTTGTTTGATCTGTGTCACATCTACACCAGCTTCAACCATCTCAGTGATAACTGTACGCCTCATGTCCATAGCTGTAAGCTCATCAGGTAGTCCAGCCTCACGCTTGATGTCATTGACGTGCTTGAACAGTGTCTCCTTAGGGTACGGCTTATAGGCTCCATCCGCTGCGTGTACTTGTGGTGCAACATATTGCTGGAACCCAAAGCTTTCTTTCTGTTGAACCAGGATGTGCAGTAGCTGGTCACTGATAGGTAAGTGTACATCAGCGCCACGTTTACTCTGCTCTAAGTCCATGCGTTTCTTATCTAAGTCTAAGGCATCCCATGTCAGTAAGCGTAAGTCACCTACACGCTGGCCCCACTCGTAGCCCATCTGTACAATCAAACCAATAGAGCGCCACTTCCATTGGCTGTACGCTGTCTCTAAGAAGGTGTTAACTTGATCAGGTGTCCACAGCACCTTACGTGGTGGATTAGGT